TGTCCTGCCCGACGAACCCGAACTCGACGCCCACCATCCCGTCCGGCGGCTGCGTGAAGGCGAGCGAGCCGACGCGGCAGCCGACAAACCGCTGCGACGAGGTCGCGCCCGGCTCCCAGTGCTCGACGCTGAAGGAGCGTCGCGTGGTGCCGAGCGTCAGCTTCTTCGGGCGGGTGATCGTGACGCCGGCCACCGACGTCTGATCGACCCATGCCGTGCGATTGCCGATCGTGGCCGTCGTGGTGCCCACCGCGACCAGCACCACAGGGATGCCAGCATTCGCGCCGCCCGTGGCGGTGACGACATCGCCGACGCGGTAGCCTTCGCCCACGAAGCTGCCAGCGGCGCGCGTGAACACGCCAGTCGAGGCGACGTAGGTCGCCGTGAACGAGGCCGACGTCAGGACCGCCGTGTACGTGCTGCGCAGCGCCGCTTCGAGCAGCGTGTCGAACGACCCCAGCGACAGGTCGCCGGACAGCGAGCCGGACACACTGCGCGGGCCGTGGCGGTCGCGGGTGCGCTGGAGGTCGGCGCGGACTTCGTTCGCGCTGATCGTCTGCTTCTGCATCGACAGCCCGGCGCCGCTGTTGGTGCGGAACCGGCGGGCAGTGGAGTCGTTCGCGGGAAGTGTCCCGAACGCCGTCTCGACGCGGTACGCCGTGGTGACGTTCGGCTGCAGCTGGAAGGAGATGCCCATGGGTTATGCGCTCAGTGGGAGGGTGCGGAATGCGAGGGCCGTGAAGGCGACCGACAGACGGCGATAGCCCCACGCGTCGACGCGGCGGACCGCCCCGAGGTCGAGGGACGTGGTTTCCAGCTGGTGCGTGCGCGCGTGGTCGGTCAGCGCACGCCCCGGCTCGAACACGTGCGCGATGGCGTCCGCGATCGTGTCCAGGTCCGCCAGCACGCGGTCCGGCGGCGTGTGCAGGGTCAGGAAGTACAGGCCGCGCGCTTCGGTCAGGCCGGACGCGCGGATGGTCGTTGCGGGTAGGCGCAGTTCGTCTTCCAGCCACGTGCTGGTGGGCGGCGCGGTGTGCACGACCTGCTCCCACACGACCGGCGGGCAGTCGGGGACGGTCGCGAGGTGTGTGCGGAGGATCGCGCGGAGCGTGGCGAGCTTCACGCGCCACCCAGCGACGCGCGGACGCGTGCGGTGGCGCGTGAGACGATGACCGGCCATGCGGCGACCGTCTGCGCGATCCAGCCACTGACGAACGGCGCCTTCGGCGTCGTCGACCCGTCTTCGAGGAAGGGCAGATATTCCGTGTTGTTGTAGATCGTGATCACGTCGCGGATGTCAGCGGACGCGATCACGAGCCCCATCGTGCCTTCGGTACCGGTGGCGACCATCGACCCGTCACCCGTCTCGGGGACGTTCGGGGGTGTGCCAAGCGTTGCGTCCCACTTCGACCGCGCGAAGCCGGTGTCGACCGGCGTGCCGGGTGAGTACGCGCCGCCGACGGACACGTTCTCTGCGACGTCCTGCCCCGCGCTGACGAGGACACGGCGCAGCCGGTCTTCGGTCTGCCGCGCCCAGCGGTCGACCACGGCCGCCGCGCTCACGCGACGCACTCCACGGTGTAGAGCGGCACCGTCACGGCGTCGAGTGCCGCCACGCGGGTTACAGCAGCCACGCGGAGCGCGACGCCCGCGACCGTCAACACGTCGCCCGCGGCCGGCGCGTTCAGCAGCCCGGCGCCCGGCACCTTGAACGTGCGGAGGATCGTGCGCTGGCCGGTCGGCGCGAGGCTGTCAGTCGAGCGGGTGCCCGCCTGTTCGTTCGCGACCTCGATCGCCGTCCCCGACCACGAGAGCGTCGACGACGGCATGCTCACCCCGCTCACGCCGTCGTACTGCCCGACGATCGTCCGCGTGAACGACACCGCCACGCCCGCCAGCCCGGACGGGCCGATGAACGAGCGAGCGACGCCAGCGAGGGAGGCGAGGAGGCTCATGCGCGGGCGACCTCCATCGCGCCGCCACCGACGATGAACGGCGCGAGCAGTGCCAAGACCGCCGGATAGCGGCGCAGCACGCCCACGGGATCCGTTGCCGTCGCCACGCCCTGCCGGTACTCCACCTCGAGCACGTCGACTTTCGCGCGCACGTAGCGGTCGGCGTCGGTGACACCGCCATCGGGCGAGGATTCGCCTTCCGCGAGCAGCGCCAGCGCCAGCTCCGCGCACGCTTCACGCACGCGGCGGGGGATGACGGCGGCCGGGATGAAGTACGACGGCCGGTCGGGGTCGGGGAGCAGCTCGCGCGGCCACGACAGCGCCTGTTCGTACTCCGTCGCCTCACCACCGAACGACAGCCGGTCGATCATGCGCGTCGCGGTCCGTAGTGCGCGTTCCCGGGTGGCGGGTGTCGACGACGCCAGACGCGACGATGCGAGCGACCCCTCACCGTACGCGAGGAAGTCCGCGTCGGTCAGGTAGCTGTTCGCGGTCGTGCTGCCTGGCGTCGCGATGATCGTCATGGGTCAGCGTGGCGGGTGTGTGGTGATGCACGACACGCCGCACTACGCCCCAGCATCGGAGCGCAGCGCGGCGTGTGCTCAGAACTCAGCCCAGCGCCTTGCCGATGAACGCAGGGCGGATGACCGACCAGCCCCAGAGGCAGTCGAACTGCAGCGCCGTCTGCTTGTTCTGGCGGACGATTTCGCCGCGGATCGTGATGCCCGTCTGCGGGTCGCTGAGGCTGTACGTGTTGCCGGCGCCGTTGAGGTCCATCAGCGGACGCGAGGCGAAGTACAAGCCCTCGGGGTTCATGATCAGGCTGTTCTGCATCGTGGTGCCCGCGCCGATCAGCGTGATGGACTCGCCGCCAGTCGTGGCGACGGCCAAGCCCTGCGTGATCGTCACGTTGGTGTTCGTGCCCTGCGTCACGGTCACGTTTGCTGCGACGACGTAGCTGCGCGGATGAGTGCCGATCGTGATGACGTCGCCCGCGACCAGCGCCACGTTCGCGCCGGCGGCCTTCGCGATGCTCACCGTGGTCGCACCGAGCGCGTTCACGCCGTTGGCCGTCAGCGCACCGGCACCGAGGGCCGCAGTCGTCTGCGCCGGCAGGAGCTGATCCGACAGGAACGCGGCGCCGTACGAGCTGACCACCTCGCCCGTCACGAGCGGGTTCGCCGCATCACCGCGGCGGTCGGCCTGCGCGATGTTCGCGAGCGCCAGACCGGCCCAGTAGGCGTCGACGTTGAAGATGCCGACGCGGCGCATGCGGGACGCGCGGGCGCGGTCGAGCTGCGCGAGGCCGGCAAGGAACGGCGCCTCGCTGGTCGCGAACGGGGTCGAGGCGGGGGCGGCGGTGTTTACCGCGAAGCCGGCGCCCGCCACGGCCGTGGCGTAGCCGTCGGCGTTGATGTTCTCGACCAGGTCGATCGCCATCTGCGACATCTGCTGCGGCACGTTGCCCGCCTCAATGTCGCTCATTTCCTTGTCGGTGAGCGCCATGTCGCGCTGGCGCCAGCGGTTCAGCGTCAGGCTGCGCGGGGTGGTGCTGGCGGCCTGCGGCGTCTCCGGCGTGGCGCCGGCGCTGACGTCCTTCGGGGCGACCGACACGGGCAGGCGGACGTTGATCACGTCGCCCTGCTGGGCCGGGGCACGATCGAGGTCGCGGTTGGCGACGCGGGAGAGGAGCGCGTTGGCGCGCACACTGTCGAGGAACAGCGCGGTGACCGTGGGGAGCAGAGTCGTGATCGGCATGGTAGCGTCTCAGTGGGTGCATGGACGCGAGACGTCGTGCCTCGCGCGTGGTGTTCACATGCCGCCCCAAGCGGCCCAGCCGATGTCGCGCGAGCCCAGCCCGCGCGGTGGTACGATTAGCCCGCGATGCGAGCTTTGCCGGCGCGAATGTCCGCGAGGGACGCCACGACCGACGCCTTATCGTTCGGGTCGATCAGGCGCACGCCCTGCGGTGCACCGCCCTGCGATGCGCCGCCACCTGACCCGACCTTCACGTTGAACGCCGGCTGATACGCCGGCTTGGCCTTCATCTCGGCGAGCAGGTCGCCGACAGTGAAGAGGTTGCCGAGGCCATCGCGATAACGCGTCCCGCCATCCGCGGTGCGCACGACGACACGCCCCTCGTCGTCCACGTCGACCAGCTGCGACACGAGCGGCGCGAGCAGTTCCACGTTGGCGTTCTCGGCGGCCAGGGCGCGCGTGATTTCGACGGTCTTCGTGTTGGACTTGTACTTGCCGCGGACGTCGGCGAGCTGCGCCTCGAGCGCAGCCTTTTCGGCGGCGGCCGCCTTCAGCCGGTCGTCGAGATCCTTGGCCGACCGACCCGACGACTTGAGCGCGCGGTATTCGTCCGGGTCGATGCCGTCGAACTTGGACGCCAGCGTCTTCTTTTCTTCGAGGAGGTCAGCCGCCTTGCGGCGCAGCCGAAAGACCTCGGCCCCTGGCACGAGATCGGCGACGAACTTGCCATCCCGCTCCGCGTAGAACGCGCGAAACGGCTCCGGCACGGCATCAATCGAATCGAAGGTCGGCAGCGTCATGGGGTGCAGTCTGAATTGTTCAGCAGGGGGGCTGTCAAGGGCTCACACGCCGACGCGGATGACGAGGCTGCACCTGCAATTCCATCCGCCCGGCGTCCGGCGCGGCACGCCGTCGTCGAACCAGTAGCCATCGACGGCGATGGTGCTGTTGTTCAGCGCCCGGTGCGCGTCGCGTTCCCGGCCATCGATCCGCGTCACCCAGCGCTTCGTAATCGGTTCGTCGCCATAGACGCCGCTGCGCTGCGCCTCCAAGGCCTTGGCGAGTGTGCCGTGGCGTAGCAGATCGAGCGACGCCGTGCGCGCGATCGTCTCGGCGTGCCATGATCGCCACGACTCGGCGTAGCGTCCGACGATCTTGTCGATCTCGACACCGGTCAGGGGCTTCTTCGACGCCATCCGCGCCTTGATCGTGCGGGCACTCACCCCGTCGACGAGCTTCCGCTGCAGCGCGTCGGAGAACTCCCCCGCCTCCAGCTCGGCGCGGAGGTTCTCGACCCACACCGCCTGCGACTCGCCCAGCCCGACGACGTCGCGCAGTCCGCGGGCGATGTCGCGTGGGTTGATGCCGCGGGCGTTGCCTTCGCGCACGGCGGCCATGATGCCCGCGTGTGTCTCGGATCGCAGGTAGCGCAGCGCATCGACACCGAACGCGCGCGCGCCGGGTGGGGGGCTGGCGAGTGCCTGCCGGACCGCCGTTCGGGCCGTGGCGCGGGCGTCCCGGGCCGCCGCGATGGCGTTCGGCCCATCGACCACCAGCACGCCGGACAGCGGCGCCGGGGCACCGAGCGGCGGCACGCGCACACCCGGCGGCCGTGGCGGCAGGGCGGCACTGGCGAGCGTCGAGGCGCGGACGGCGGCATCGGCGGCGGCTTGGATGACAGCAGCCTCAGACCGCGACGCCGCAGCGATGGCAGCTGGGGTCGTGGCCGCGAAAGCCCGTTCGGCATCGGGGAACGGGGCCGGGGTGAGCGTCACGGTGTCGGCCGCCGCGTCACCCAGCACGGCGCGGATGATGGCGGCCGGGTTGCCGGACCGCACGGCCTCCTCGACGGCCCGCAGCGACGCCCGGCGGCCGAGTCGTTCCCACGCAGACAAGAGGGCGCGGATCGACCGCTGCAGCGCGGGTTGCACACTGCGCAGCGCGGCGTCGAGCTGGCCGGGGGTCACGTCAGCTTCTCGGCATCCACACGCGCGGCGCGGGCCTCAATCGCCGCGTCTGACATGAACACGACAGACACCAGCATGGCCACGCGCACGGTGGCCTCGGCGCCGTCGATGGTCGTGAACGTCAGCGTGCCGTCACCACGCTCGAACGCGTGCAGGATTGCTTCGTACTGGTCCGGTGTCGCGCGCCACTCGCATCCGCCGTCGCTGCACTCACTGACCGCCACGAAGCTCATGCCATCACCTCCATCTCGCCTACCGACGCCGCACGCGCCACCGCCTCGACCTCGGCCAGCAGCACCGCATCCTCGGCCGCCATCTCGGACGGGATGATCCGGCCACGCGACAGCAGCTCGCGGAACTCCTGCATCGTCAGTTCGCCCGCCGTGCGCATGTCAAGCAGCACCCGCAGCAGCACCGCATCGATCACGTCGCCGCTCAGGTTCTTGTTCAGCGACACAGTCGGGGCCTGATCCGCCGGCACGCCCGCGTAGCTCACGTGATGCGCGAGCGCGACGTTGGCGCCGTCCTCGATCCCGCGTGCCGCGTCGGCCAGCGTCGCGTTCTCGGCCGCGTTGTCGAGCGTCTTGGCTTTCGCCGTCTCGGCGCTCCGCGTCTCGGTCACGAGGAACGACAGGCCGAGCGCGCCGATCTCCTGGCGTCGGTCCCGCTGATTCTCCCGCAGCTGCGTCATGCTCCCGCCGGACAGCTCGGCCCACTTGAAGTCGCCGCCCGCTTCGACGTTCACGACCGACGTCGGCCCGAGCACCA